TACCAAGTTGCTTGTCTGCACCGACGTGAGCATATGCGCCAACTCCAGTGGAAACCTTGATTCCCTTTTCGGGACGCCAGTTTTGAATATGCTCTACTAATTTTTCTAGGTCAAAGTCTCGCTCAATGATTCCTCGTGCTGGGATAACGTTGACGCGAACTGATTCAAGCCAGTCTCCGTCGTATCGTTGCCACGAACCTTTACGAACTGAAGTAACTGCCCACTCTGCTGGGTCTAGCCCGCGCTCACGGAGAATCTCTTCGGCACCGGGAGTATTGCCAGCCTGAGTTGCTGGCGAAATAACAAAGCCCCCGTCTGGACCTATTTCCATTCGGGGACGCCAAGATTCTGGAGTCTGGGTCTGGCGAGTATCTGAGCCAGAATTGCCTGGACTTGAGAGGTCACTCAGTCGGTCTGAGATACTCATTGCTTTGCTCGTGTCTTATAGCAGCAGCACATCTGCTCGCGGTGTCGTTCAATTGTGCTAATCCCGATTTCGTAACCCTCTTCGTTGAGGAGTTTAGTGAGAATAGTATTAGGAATTCGGTTTGGTTCACCTAGACGGACAGAGAGTACTTCAAGAAGTTCTTTCTTATCTTCTTCTGACATAAACTTACCGTTTATAAGTGAGCCAAGTTTACAGAGACGCTTGCGCGTGACTTCTACTGTTTTAAGCCGTGTAGAAAGAGACACTTGTCAACTCCTTATTTGTCTGTATGTATATATTGTACGTCTATATGTATTAAAAATGCTGATAACTAGTTAATTTTTTTGGCGCGTGTCTTTCTTACTGTTTTTACCTCTTCAACTGGATGTTCAGTTGGGGAAGCCCACCACTGCGAGGTAAGAATTTTTTCTATAATATCAATCTTTGCTGCTGTTGAAGTTGTGTGCTGTTCAATTGTGTTTACTCTGTCAGCAAGTGAACTTCCGCCATTCTCCCACAACTGGTGTTCAACCCTATCCAGTCTTTCAGAGAGAGTACGACCATTTTTGTCCACACCGATGGCGTCTCCGATGCGACGAGAAAGCCTATAGATAGCAACAAGTGCTCCAATAATTATTCCGATTGCTGTGACAATAGCCGCCGAGGTCATAATTAATTCTTGAGTCATAGTATAGAATTGTCCTAATTAGGTCGTCTCCGAAGTTGACGTGTTTATATTATTTTACTTGATATAAAGACACTCGATTGAGAATGAAACGGCACTATTTTTTACTTTTCGGTGATACGCTTGCGGCACCAACTTGCTAGATAAATATTTACGGGAGATTAAATGACGACCTCGCATGAGGAACGACTACAAAAGGCATCCAAATGGTATGCCGAACATGGCTGGAACATTCTTCCATGCTATGGAATTAGTGACGGTGGTCGATGCACATGCAACGGAACTCATACTGAGCCTAAAGACGTAGGCAAGCACGCAGCGATTGGTGACTGGAATAATCGTGCCACTACAGATGAACTCACAATCCACAACTGGTGGCAAAACAACCCTGAAAACAACATTGCGGTTGTGTGTCAAAAGAGTGACATGTTTGTCATTGACATTGACCCCCGCTCTGGAGGTCTTGAGTCATTCGATAAATTTATGGAACTACTTGGGTTTGAACTTCCCGAAACTGTAGAGCAGTACACGGGGTCATATAGCAGTAAGTCTGGAAATTCTCGTGGTCGGCATATTTTCTTCAAATGCCCTCCTAATGAAAAACTAGTCGGGAATCTTAACAGTTCTAATCTTCCCGGCATTGATATCAAGCACAACGGTTACATTCTTCTTACCCCCAGTCGGCACTTCTCTGGCACAAACTATGAGTGGGTTGAAGGTAAAGAACCTTGGCGAATTGCAGTTGCAGAGGCACCTGAAGAACTGCTTTCAGTTTTGCGTAGAGGAGGTCGACGAAGCGGCACTTCTCATGGAACTGGAGATTGGGACTGGCTTTCAGACCTTGATACTGGTGGAGAACGTGTCGATATTGTCAAGATTCTTGAAGAAGGAATCAACGAGGGTGAGCGTGCTGTAACTATCTACCGACTTGCTTGCGCCATATCTAACAAGTTTGGCGTAGAGACACCAGAAAAGCGCTTGATGATTGAAACGATGATGATGCGTTTTAACTATGAAAAAGTCCGACCCCCGATGGAACTTGAGGGTCCAAACTCTCTGCTTATGCACACTCGACGTGCAATGGACTTTGTTGGTGATAATCCAGTTGGCGGATTTACAATGTTTCCTGGTCTCCAAGAATGGGCCAATGGGACTCGTGCTAATGGTGCTGCCCAAGGAAGTTCTACTGAATCTAAAGTTGTCAATACATCTGACCCAGACGATAACGACGAATTTCTTCCGGGCACAATTGGTGGTGGAATCGATGAAGCAGCACGTAGCGGAATGTCTCCACATGAGGCTTTCCGCTCAGGTGGAATTGATGTACCCCAAGACCCCGATGCAATCAGTGCGAATGAAGGTGGAACCCCTGGAAAAAGGACTCTCACCGATGTTGGTAATGGTCGCCGTTTGCTGGACTCTTTCGGTGCATCTATTCGATATACACCGGGGATTGGTTGGTTTATTTGGAATGGACAGTATTGGAGACCAGATGCCGAAGACTTGGGAATTCAAGAACTATCTAAGAAACTTGCTCCCATTATTGCTAGTGAAGTCCAGCACTACGACGAGGCTGACAAACAATCTGAAGTAATCAAGTGGGCGCAACAGGCTAAGTCAAATGGACGTATTCGTGGCGCTGTAGATAGTGCTCGTTCAGACCTTCGTGCATTTACTGATGTGACTCGGTGGGATAGTGACGACCATTTGCTTGGTGTATATAACGGAGTTATTGACCTTAAAACTGGAGAACTTCTCCGAGGTAAGCCAGAACTTCACATCACAAAACGCGCGGCTGTTTCATACACCGCAGGACTTCGTAACCCTCGATGGGAGCAATTTGTAGATTTTGCTACAGGTGGAGATAAAGAACTTCAAGATTGGCTACAAAAAGCAGTCGGCTACACTCTTACTGGTTTGAGTAATCAAGACGTTATGTTTTTAGTTTATGGTCCTCCAGGTTCTGGTAAAAACACATTTGTTGAAACGATAGTAAAAGCACTCGATACAAATCAATATGCGTGGCCGATGGACTCTAACATTCTTGCCGACAATGGCGGAATGTCCAGTTCTGAAACATACACGTGGGCAGAACTCCGTGGTCGTCGTATGGTGTGGGTTGACGAATTGCCTGAGTCTGGTCGTATCAAAGAAAACTCAATCAAAAAACTTACTGGTTCTTCTGAAATTTCGGCTCGTTCTCCAGGCGAGAAGCCGTTTACATTCAAGGCTCAGGCTAAGTTGTGGGTTACAACTAACCACCTTCCGCAAATCAATGACGAGGCAATGTGGCGTCGTATCCGACCTATTCCTTGGGTGCACGTTCCTGAAAAGGCTGACCCCGAACTTAAAGCGTACTTGTTTGACCCCGAAGGTGCCCTCCCTGCCGTACTTGCATGGGCTGTTGAGGGTGCTGTTAAATATCTTGGCTCCAGTTCGCGTGACGCACTTGGCTGGTGCTCTGCTGTAGAAAACGCGGCCTCAATTTATCGAAAGAATGAAGACCGTATCGGAATGTTCTTAAGTGAAGAAACCATTGAGCGAGAGGGAGTCGGGGTTTATCTCAAAGACCTTTACAGTATTTATCGAACATGGGCAGAAGACATGGGAATGATGCCGTTGAGTCAACCTAATTTTGCTAAAAAACTTGCTGAACGTGGAGAAACATTGATTGGTCATGGAAAAACTTGGGAATTGACTGGACGAACCCTTGCTCTCAAGGTTGCTTCTAGCCCAAGTGAAAATGGGGTGGATTGGGCTGCTAATGTTGCTCGTGCGTCACGCTTCTAGTTCATTTAGTTCATATGATAGAGTGCTAGTGTCAGCCGTGGGAGAGCGGCGGTCTGGGTGGCTGGTCAGGTTCACTGTCCAGCCTCCCATCTAAAATACGGAGAGAACAATGAAAATTTGTATTGCTACCCCGATGTACGGTGGTATTTCAAAAAGCGTTTATGTTGCTAGTCTTTCTGACTTGAATCAAAAACTAACTGCTGCTGGTCACTCCATCTACCACATCTCTATCACTAATGAGAGTTTGATTACAAGGGCAAGAAACACGCTCGCTCACATGTTTATAAAGTCAGATTCCGATGCGCTACTTTTTATTGATAGTGACCACGGATTCAACTCGGACGATATCGTAAAAATGGTGCACTCAGGTAAAGACCTGATTGGTGCACCGTACCCTATGAAGTCAATTCACTGGGAGAATGTCCGTAAGGCTGCTCTTGCTGGTAAAGAAAATCTTGAAGCATATTCTGGAAACTTTGCCGTCAACTTCCTTCCAGAGAATGTGACGTTCAAAGGTGACGAAGCATTCCCTGTTAGAGACATTGGCACGGGGATGATGTTTGCCCACCGACGGGTATTCGACGCAGTAAAAACAATCTGCAAGACATACAAAAACAATTCTCCCAGCGCAGATATTGCTATGGGAGAAGAAATTACAGAGTACTTCACTACATTTATTACTCCAGAACCAGAGAGCGTTCTTCTTTCAGAAGATTATGCTTTTTGCGATATGTGGAGAAGTCTCGGTAATCAGGTTTACGCAGCACCGTGGGTCAGAATTTCTCACTCAGGTGATTACAATTTTGCGGGCAACCTTCTTGCTACGCTTGAGATTCAGAATCAAGTAAATGTTCCAGTTCCTTCTGAATTACAGCCAAAAGATTCTTTACCGTCGTCGGGTACCAAGCCCCGCCGTTCTGCGAAGAAATAGAGTCGCGATTCAATCCGTCGGCAATTTTTCGATACGAAGCCCCCGCCGCTCTTTCAGCGACAACTCGCTGGCGAATATCTTCGGGGGTTTTGTTTTTTGGACCCATATCCAAACCCCATTTAATTCCACGGGAGCGCCTATCTTTATGTACGTCTTTCTGGCGTTCAGCAATAATCCCTCGCTCCATTTCAGCAAGCGCCGACATAATCGTGACAACAAATCTCCCCTGATATGTTGCTGTGTCTAGGTTCAAATCCAGCATTACGAGCCTCCACCCATTAGCATTTGCTCGGTCAATAATGTTTAGGAAGTCTTTTGTTGAGCGGGCAAGTCGGTCAATGCGGGTAACAAACAGCGCGTGGGCTTCGCCTTTATCTAGACGCCGAAGAGTCTCCGTCAGGGCTGGGCGTCCAGAAATGTTCTTACCCGAACGACCCTCTTCACGCACAAGTTCTAAGTCTGTGTAGCCAGCAACCTCTGCCGCAGAATTTAGTTGGCGTTCTTGTACGTCAAGGGATACCCCGTCATTTACTTGAAGTTGAGTCGATACTCGTGCATATAATAGTGCTTTTCCTTCGGGCATTTTTATCCTTAAATTTGCTTCAATAGGTCAAAAACTTTTGATTTATCAATAAAAGCAAGATTAGAACTTAAATCTTGCACTCCATATGAGATTACAAACTGTTCATTGTAATTTTCTATACCAATGCCAAATTCTATTTGGGGTGCTTCAAAAACAAACTCGCTACTTATATGAGTCATGCGTCCAAATTTGTTGTATTGAGTGAAGACATGAGTGTACGTTCTTTTAGAAACTCTCTTCACGCCAAAAGTTGCTGGGACGTAGCCTTCAACTATTTCGTAATATGTGTAGTGACAGAGCGCTATATACGACCCGTCTTCTTGCTCTAAAAGATTAGAACCTCCACGTAAATTAGGAAAATCTTCATTACCTGAAACTTTTACTAAGTTCCCGTCTTTCTTTACAATATTCTGAGCATCATAAATAAACTCAAAGTTTGCGTTTTTTATCTTTGATGGAAGCATCCAGTTTTTCTCTATTGAACTGTATTCCTTATTTGACTCGTACTTCTCTATAAAAATTGCTGTAGCGCTATCTAGGTCTAAATGATAAACGCAGATTCTAGGATTTTGAGTGTGCTCTTCTCGCATAACGATATGAAAAAACCACTTGCCATCTCTTTGAAATAACCTTGCATCTTCATTTCCTCTTTTTTGTTCAGGTCCGTCTAGATATTTCACTTGACTTATAGAAGTAATGGAAAAATCGGAACTTAGACGTGCTAGGTAGAGCCTATTTCTAACTGTATTTTCAGTGCTTAATGATATGTGACCTAAATCATTATAAAAATAATTACTTGAGCGAATTAGACAGACATATCCAGTCTCTTCTGAATAAGCAATAGATGGGTTGAATGCTGACCAATGCTGGTTATTTTTATTGGCTAGTCTTCTAATCTTTTTTGTAGTACCACCCAGTTCGACAATAGTCTTTAAGTTTTTTGGTGCTTTCATAACCACAAATCTCCAAGTTATATAATAATGTACTGTTTTTGTACACGGGGTCTACGCCAAAAACGCGTATAACTTTAGGATTAAGTCTATAATACTTGGCGGGTGGCGATAAAAGAAAACCCCCCGCATTTCTACGGGGGGCTTCCACCAACTAACAAAGAAAGGAGTTAGAGAACGGGAATTCGGCTAACAACTTATATTTATACTGTACCACATATTTTGATACATATGCGCCTATTTTGACACGCCGACGTACTCGTGTGAGTAAGACCAACGGTTTGGGTCAATTGCCCACCTGCTACGTCCGTCAATGTTGAGACCGTCGGTTCGCTTCATATGATTCTTTGACGTCGGTTTCCAGAATACTGACTGGTCACGGTATTCGCCTAAGCGTGGGTGGCTGGTCTTTGAGAAGTAACGCTTCCCGTTATCAACGTAATGTTTGGCTACTGCTTCTGACAATCTAGGTCCCATACCAAGACCCTGATAGTCAGGGTGAATAACGAGTCGGTGCTCTCGGTACGCTTCTTTCACAGTTCCCGACGGATATGCAAGAGTGGCAACAAACCCTACGACTTGGTTTTCCCAAAGTGCCACGTAGCACCGTGCTGATTTGTTGAGCGACTCGGAGAGATAGTGGTGCTGAGCGAAGTGGCTCCAAATCTCGTTTGAGCACGGATAAATGTCGAGTACCAAGTCTGGTCGATGAAGCCACCTCCCAGACGTCCATTGACCACGGTCAGTGTCAATGACCCAATCTGGCTCCAAATATTCAAGAATGTCTCGGTGGCACGTAGCAAGGACAATTCCCTCGATACCGTTTTTACGGACATATCGTGCCATAGAGGACGACGCAGCCTTGGCGACGTTCCTATCAATCACGGACGTAAACTCGTCAATGCGAGCGCAGTTATATAGCGAACGAGCAAGGTCTGCCCGAAACTGTTGACCGTTTGAAAGAACGTTGTACGGCTTCACCCATTCTGGAACAGACATAAGCCCAGCGGCGGAAAGTTTTTCGCTTGCGTCGATAGGGTCGTCGAAGTGTGAAGCGATAGAACGAGAGTTGTCCCACTCTGGTCGTGGCTCCAGTTTTCCGTCAAACTGGGTAAGTAACTTTGATTTACCAGTTCCAGA